TGCTGGAACGATCACTCAAAGCAGAGCGCGAGCGTGACGAGGCGCGGGAGAAAGTAGAGCAACAACGAAAAGAAATCGTTCGCTTGAACGGCGCAACAAGTCATGCTGCTGGAACTCCTCTAAAAAGTGCTTTGAGAGAACGCGACGAGGCGCGGGAGGTTTTAGAACGCATCGCTCACGCAAGCATGAGTGTACGACATAAAGAAGAAGACTATGCCGAATGGGAAAAGGCAGTAGAATCACTTCTAGGAATCTGCGAAGAAAATAATTTTACAAATGAATAAAGATGTCACTCTCATCGTCTTTGAAGGACTGAAATCTAGGCACGAGCAAAGCGAAAAATTATTTAAACACCTTTGCGGCTTGGGCGGATTCGGTGATGCCGTTTATATCGCGGAGGATTGCACCTACCAACAAGCGATGCACTGGGAGCTGGGTCGCTTTGCCGACTATATCGACACGTCGCACGCGCTCATCTGTACGCATGATGGGTTTATTGCAAACCCTCACCTTTGGCAGGATACATGGCTTGAATACGATATGATTGGAGCGCCTTGGCCTGCGTTCTGGAACGTCGGGCATCGCGTCGGAAATACAGGCTTCACGCTTCAGAGTCAGAAATTCTTGCAAATGGCAGCAAAGGCCGAAGCACTCTGGAAGGGTGAGGCGGGAGATGTCTTTTTGTGTCGCACAATGGAGCAAGGGTTTCGAGATAATGGCATCAAATACGCTCCGGTGAACGTAGCGGCGGCCTTTTCTTGGGAGCATTACATCGAAGAAAATACAGCAGGCCCAAATCATTCTTTCGGTTTTCACGGGTGGGTGGCAGGTAAAACGCGCGAACAATACTATACGTTTTGAATATTTTAATTATTTACCATTTGAGGCTCGGAGACATTGCGCGGTGCTTGCCAATAGCGAAACATTTCGCGGATCAAGGCCACGATGTAATGTTCGAGTGCTTGCCGGAGTATCACGGTCTTTTCGAGATGGTGGATTATTGTAAACCGCTCTACCCGCAGAATGACCATAGTGGATTTCACCGCATCATCAACTTGCAAATTTGGCCGGACTTGCACGAAGACTTTTGCGCGAGCGAACTAGGCTGGAGCGACTACGTTTACGGACTATTTCCCGAAGGTAAAGATATCGACCGGCAGATTGTTCTCAACTCGCCTGCAATAGTAACGCCTCCAGAACTCAAGTCTTGGGTTCTTTGTTTTCCGACCGGATACAGCCAAGATAAAAAGATCGACGTGCGAGACGTCATTACCGTCGCGCATCAAGTCGCGAACGGCAGGCCCGTGCTTTGCGCTGGGAAGGCCGCTCACGGTATGGCAGAGTTTGAGAGCATAGAATATATGTGTGCTTACATTCGGGACGCGCAAGAGGTTGTCACGATCAACACGAGCACAAGCATATTGTCATCGGCACTCCGCAAAAGCTGGGTTCATATTTCGGATAGTCCGAAACACGACTTCAAGCACCCGAACCAACGCCGTATAGAGCGCAAGTTTTGACGTGAAGCCCACTTTGTGGGACTGCTCGACATATTTACAAACGATCTAAGCGCGATCATGAACGAACTGCCGCTGGCAGTCACGTTTGGTGAGCGTAATTTCCTAGCGAACCGGACAACATACCGGCGCGACAACAGCCTGGCTGATGGCGGATTCATGGATTCCGCATCCATGACTATTACGGCTATTTACGATTCTTTCGTTCAGACCATTTCTCTCGGAGATGTTCTTGTCATAGGTGGAAGGCGCTTCCGCGTTACATCAGCCGAGCTTTCCCAAGACGCCATCAGCGTCGATTTCACGCTAGAGGACATTAACAAATGAGCATTTTCTTTCCAGAAGACGAAGGCCGCGAGGTTCCAGAAACAGACTATCAACCCATCCTTCGCACCGAATTGGTGACAGGCGCAGCGGGGCCAACCGGAAGCCAAGGGGCTAAGGGCGACACAGGCGCTACGGGCGCGGGTGTAGTAACAGGCGGACTTACAGGGCAGGTTCTTGCGAAAAAAAGCAACGCCGATTATGATACTCAATGGGTAACCGGCGGCGGCGGTGGAGCGGCGATCTGGGGCGGCATTACAGGCACTCTTTCAAACCAACTCGATCTGCAAGCCGCGCTGGATAACAAGATCGCGGTCGGTGGCGTAACGTGGGGAAGCATTACCGGCACGCTCGCAAACCAGACCGACTTGCAAGGTGCGCTTGACTCGAAGGCTCTCAAGATCACGGCGATCACAGCAGGCACAGGGCTTACAGGCGGCGGTGATTTCTCGCAGTCGCGCACGATCTCGATGCTTGCAGACGTTCCTGCGGACTCGCTCAATTTCAACACGGCGGCGACCGAAGCGAATGCTATTGGCAAGATGTTTTGGAATGCAACCGAAGGCGCTCCGCAGGTCGGGCTGGCAGGCGGCCATTTGCAGCTTCAAATGGGATCAATGCTTGTTGCATACATCCGTAATGCCGAGGCAACGACTCTAAATAAGGGCGAAGTTGTTTATCTTTTCGGAGCAACGGGCAACCGCGCAAGCGTAAAGCGAGCATCTAACCAAGCTGATTCCAGTTCATCAAAAACTATAGGGCTTGTCGCTGAGAGCATCGGCGCGAATCAAAACGGCTTTATCATCACGCAAGGCACGATCGATGGACTTTCGTTAGGATCGCCGTATGTTGAAGGCGATTCGGTTTATCTCGGTAACACTCCAGGAACATTTACACGGGTCAAACCAACGCAACCAAATCACATCGTTTTTATCGGCGTTGTCGAACGAGCCAATGCTGGCAACGGCCAACTTTACATCCGACCGCAAAATGGATTTGAGCTTGAAGAGTTGCATGATGTCTTGGTGACTTCTCCACAAAATAACCAAACGATCCTTTGGAATTCAGCCGTTACACTTTGGACGAACTCAACCTTGACCATAGGAACGATCAGCGGACTCTCAGCCGATCTTAGCGGGAAAGTCACATCGGTTGGAGCTACATCGCCTGTTGTTTCGAGCGGAGGGACAACTCCGACAATATCGATGCCAGTCGCTACGGCTACAACTAGCGGATATTTGTCTTCAACTGACTGGACTACGTTTAATTCGAAGCAGGCAGGGGGAACTTATATTACATCAGTTACAGGAACTGCTCCGATAGTTTCGAGTGGGGGAACATCGCCTGCTATTTCAATTCCGGTTGCGACTGCTGCCACGAGCGGATACATCAGTTCAACGGACTGGAGCACATTTAATGCAAAGGCAAAAACGTGCGACATTCAAGTTTTTACAAGAGGAACGCTCTTCACTACAACGGCAACGGCATTCACTTCTGGAAGCCCTACAATAACTGTAGCTAGTAATGCAAATATGGTAGTAGGTATGGCTATTTCGGCGCCATTCTTGCCAGCGCAAACAAGCGGGACTCAAACGACAATTACAAACATTGCAGGAAATACGATCACAGTTTCAAGCAATGCGACATTGAACTATTCGGATCGTAACATTGCGAATATAATCCACTTTGCAGCAAATTCATACACATGGACAAAGCCAACAGGAGCAAAATCAATTGACGTACTTTGCATCGCTGGCGGAGGCGGAGGTTCTAGCGGACGTGTTAGTGCCGGTGTATTTGGAGGAGGTGGAGGGGCTGGTGGTGGATTAACATTCAGAACGCAACTTCCAGCATCCTTTATTTCAGCAACTGAACCAGTTATTGTTGGGATTGAAGGAGTGGGTGGAACAGCTACGAACCAAGTTAACTCTAACCATATTTGGGGTGGAGATGGATTTAATTCATTTTTTGGAGCAATAAGCGGGAATGCACTAAATCCTTGGTGCTTCGCTGGTGGTGGGGGTGGTGGAAACGGAACTAATGGAGTACCCGGATCAGGAAACGCAAGAAACGTAAACTCTGGTGGTAGTGGTGGAGCTGGAGGCGGAACTGCCGCTGGAGCTGGAAGTTCATTCACTACAATATCTGCAACTGGTGGAGGTGGTGGTGGAGGCGCTAACTCGACCTCATTTTTTAACGGAGGCAATGGTCAATGGGTTGTCGGAAATAATCCTATTGGCGGTCAGGCTCAATCGTCCGGTGTAGAAGGAACAAATGGAACTAATGGAACTAGCATGGGAACTTACATTCATGCTGGCGGTGGCGGTAGTGGTGGGGTTGGCGCATACACAAAAAGCGCAGGAGCAGGAGGGAGTGGTGGACTGTATGGGGCTGGTGGCGGCGGTGGCGGATGCCAAGGGACGGTGAATGCAGCCTTATTCTCTGGCGCGGGGGGCAATGGAGCGCAGGGGATTGTAATTGTGACAACATATTTCTAAAATGATAACGGACTCAACATATACTCTGACGCTGGAGAAAGCGCTAACTGATACATTTGTCCTTGCGTTACAGCAAGAGATGCAGGGCGCCTTGGTGGTAACGGCAGCGGAGAACTTTGGGACAATGACATTGCCGGCCTGCTTTGTAAAATGCACAAGGCAGCGCGAGAGTATTATCGACTCAGCAATTTTTCAATTCTCCGTCGATATAGCATTGATCGTGCAGGCCGATGACATGGATCAAATGGCAATGGAAAACTTGTGGTCGCAGGTGCTCTGTATTTCGCACGACATTACGGGACTAAAGACAAAGTTGAACGCCGTGCGTCCGCAATACGCCTTTGTTTTCGGCATCCTTCGGGACGGGCCGGTATCGCTCTCGTCAAACGAGCGGCATTTTGAGCGGTCGGTAACGATAACCGTGCACGCCGCGCTTTACGCGAGTTGACAATTTCCACGAAATATCATGCCAGCAACCGTCATCACATCATCCGTAGCGTCCGGCGTTGAGTTCGGACTCCTTCAAGAAACTGGGCTTTTGCTCAATTCTTTCTCCCGCTCCGTTCAGAGCGATAAAGCAACCGTTATGGACGCGCTCGGCGATACCGTCGCCGTGGCTTACTTCAACAAGACTGCCACGATCTCGCTCGATGGCGTTGTAAACGGCGGCGTCGCCTACGAACTCGCCAACATCCTAACCCTCGCCAACGACACGACATCCTACGGCGTTTCTGGCGGTGCAGTTATCGTTGATTCCGTTGCCGAAAAGACAGGTGCAGGCACGTTCAAAACGATCACCGTTTCCGCGACTCAATATCCCGAGATCGTCTAACAACCCTGGCTCATGCCGCTGGCTCCCCGGCTAAAGGGAGCCGCCTTTTTTTAAATATATGGACGCAAATAAGAAATTCTTTCACACGATCAACTTAAAAGCTGCTGTCGCACTCGCGACAATGGGCTTCAAAATGAACTTCCCACCGGTCACTCGACTGGTTCGCACCGACGGCAAGGAGTCAACGGAGTTTTGGTTTGAAGGCGAGAACGACAAGGGCCAAGACGCTTCTCAAATTTACCGCCAGATGACCAAGGAAGGCGACGAACTCGAAGCCAAAGAGCCAGAAAACCCGCTCTGCTACATCCGCGCAGCATTAGCCAACCGCGATGTCTTGGTGGACATCATCCGCAATACTCCGCGCCTTATCGAAGTCGAGCACAATGGAAAGCGCATTGCTATCAGCGAAAACGCTTCGGACAAAACGAAGCAGGAGATGACCAGATTTTTAAAATAATGAAAAAGACACAAAATACAGACCTAGTAAAAGACGACGAAATTCTACGCATTCAAGCAATGGAAGACGGCCCGAAGAAAGTAAACGGGCGAACATTGCGACCAATTACGGCGCTTACAATTTCATGGATGCAACGCAACGAAGTTTTTTCTGGCGACATGGATCCAGTTTGGAAGGCAGCGGCGTTTACTTTCCTGCACTCTGATCCAATGAGCACGATTCGCGGGGTCGTCAACGACCGCGACACGTTCATCAACGCCGTCGATTCATGGATCGAAAAGAACATGAAGCACCATCACGAAACGACAGGAATGTCGGAAGCGATGGGTGAGGCATTTGATCTTTACAATTCCGCTTCTCCAGCATCCGAAGGCGGTGAAGGCTCAGGAAGCCCAAACTAAACAGCCCCAACTGGCTTGCGATCTACGCCTACCGGCTAGTCAAGATCACAGGTTGGGGCTTTCAAGAGATCATGGAAGAACTGCCATTTGCGGCAGGGCTTCAAATTCTGCACGCTGACGACTACGCCAACGGACGGCATTCAGCATGGGCTAACAACAACGCCCGAGTTGATGTTGACGCTCTCGCCACTATTGAAGACACCCTAGCAAAGTATGGCAAAATTCAAGTTCGAGAGTCTGAAATTTGAGCAGATAATGAAAGACTACGCGACTATTCGCGAAGTCACCATTCCTGATGCTGTCATGCTCAACGCTCGTCTTCTTTGCGTGGAGTTGGGACGGCGCACGCAGCCGTTCGGAAATGATGATACATCTGGGAAAACTCGTGTAAAAAATGATATTGGAAAAATCATCAAGCCTCCGGTTCAACTTTTGGCAATGGCAAATAAGGTTGAAAACAAGAAGATCGGGCAACGATTAAAAATGCTGATAATGAATCAGAGATATGATGTCGTAGAGACTATCTTTCGCAATCTTGGTTTTTTAAATAAGTGGACGGGGCTTGAGTTTCTGGACAGCAAGAGCGGAGTAAAGACGCATCACCAAGATGCGCGCGTTAAGCCCACGGGAAGAACAAAAGCAAGGGGAAGCAAGTTATATATTTCAAGCGCAAATGATCTGAATACATATATCACAGAGATACAAAAACGCGTCGGTATTTCAAAAGGAGGATGGGCTGATTGTGCAAGCCAACTCAAGAAGGTGAATAAGGGAGGACTACTTACAGGCTTCCCATCATGGGTTAAAAAAGCAGCTAAAGGCGGATCTGGATCAGTTCAAGACCTAACGTCAAATATCAAAATCCCAAAGGTTATTCTTACAAACAACGTGCCTTGGGTATCTCATATTCTTCCAGCAAGCGAACAACTCAACGCGCTTCAACTCGTCGCAACAAAGATGCGGAATCAAATGAACATGATCCTAAAAAAGAGACAAAAAGGGCTTATAGAAACATAATATCATGGCAGACGTATCAGTAACATTTGGAGCAACCGACGAAGGACTTGAGAAGACACTCAAGGCTTTGCAATCTGAGACAGATCAACTCAAGTCAAAGATGCGATCAACGGAGATGTCCGTTACTGAAGCTGGGGCTGCAATGAAAAAGATCGCTCAAAATAACGATCTTGAGAAAAAGCTGAGACAGATCGGAGATGAATCGCAGGGGTCGTCATCCAAAGTAAAATCTCTCGGAACAGCGGCAGAAGACACAGGAAAAAAAGTCGAACTCGGATTCGGAAAAATAGCCGTAGGAGCAACGCTCGCCGGAGCCGCAGCGAAGGTTGGATCAATGGCGATCGAGGCGGCATTCGCTGCCGCTCAAGGGACCGTGCAGAGCTTCGGGGCCGCGCTTGATATGGGAGGAAGGCTGAATGACCTAGCCGACCGCACGGGGCTTGCAGTTGATCGCGTTCTTCTTTTGGAACGAGCATTTCAAAATGCTGGCGTCGGGGCAGATTCACTTGGGCCAATTCTCAATAAGATGCAAAAGGCCATTGTTGATGCCGAAGACGGCACAAGTAAGGCCGCTTACGCATTCGCTGATCTCGGTATTTCTCTGTCTGAACTTAGGAACCTATCACCAGAAGAGCAACTCCGCACGATAGGAAAAGCTATTGCTGCAATTCCAGACCCAGCGCAGCGGGCATCGACCGCGATGGAGATTTTCGGAAAGTCGGGCGGTGCGCTCAACCAGGTATTCGCAAACTTCGATGACGAGGTAGAGACGGCAAAGCGGCAGCTAGGATCGTTGCCAGACATAATGAAAGCGGGATCGTCGCAGTTTGACCGCATCAGCGACAACCTTGTTGTCGTAGGCGGTAAATTTATCGAGTTTGCGGCAGGCTTGATCGACAAAGTCAAGCCAGCACTCGACGCCGTAACGACGGCGCTTTCGATGATCGACGCCGCTGGAATAGGCCAAGAGATCGGAGAGTTCTTCGTAGGCGCAGGTGAAGGAATGAAGATGTTTCAAAAAGCCGTTGATGACTTTAAGATGGGCAACTTTAAAGATGGGTTTAAAGACGCATGGGAGGCGATTGTACAGCAGGCGAAGGACACGGCAAATAGCATTTATACAAATATTGTTGCAGCAATGAAGACGGTTGGAGACTTCATAAAAGATCAATTCAAATCAAGCGGGCCGCTGGTATTGGCGATCACTTCAGCATTTGATTACGTTGCTGGATACATCAAAAAGGTAGTATCTGGATCGCTTGCGGACACATTCACAAGCCTAGGCCCGGCATTTAGTAGAATTGCAAAGGGATTAGAAGAAAGCTCTAAAGCTGGAGCGTTACAGTCAGAATTAGCATTGCAACGGATTCCGATCGCAGCAGAACTTGAGGCAAATAAAGCTAGTCAATCAATGGGGGATATTCCTGCCAACTTCAAAAAGAACATGGCTGATGTCCCGCCATTGTTCGACAAGGTCACAAAAAAGCAGGACGACGTTGTAAAAAAGACCGACGAAATCATTGCCACTGATAAAGAGTGGGAAGCGCAAGCGATGGCCCGCATCAATAAAGATGTTGATGCTTCGCAGAAAGCATTTAAGGAAAAAAAGGCGAGTCAAAAAGAATTGGCGGATGGACAAACCGCCGAAGATGAACGGGCCGCAAATGCTGAAAAAGCAAGGCAGGAAAAGCTCAAAGAATCTGCCGCACTCAAGCGTGATGAAATCGACCTACAAATCGCCATCTCCAACGCCATCGCCGACGGCGACATTAAGCAAGCCGAGGCGCTCAAGAATACAAAAGCCCTCAACACCACAATCCAAGACCTCATAAAAAGCGGCATGGGCCAGAGCGAAGCTACAAAACTGGCAAACGAAATGGCTCGCGCCGCCCGCGAAGCCGACCGAGTCAAAAACTCCCTCGCCACCAAAATCGACGAAAAGATAAAAGCCAAGGAAGAGTCCGATGCCATCGATAAAGGCGGCAGGCTTCAGAAAAAAGCGGATGAGCAGATCGCCGCAGGCCAATACAACGCCGCCCGCGCAACTGGACAACAACTCGCCCAGCGCGAAATGGATGCCTCCGTTCGCGGAACGGGAGCCAACCGAGACCGGCGGTCTATTTCCGACATCATTAAGGACTATTATGGCCAGAAGGCTCCGAGCGGCTTGACCGACAAGGAACAAAGTGAGCTTATCCGCCAAGCCCGCGACGAAGGGAAATTCAAAGACACATCAGCTCTTACTGACTTGACGAAAAAGGGGTTAGATCGCTTCAAAGACCTAGATTCAGACAAAAAAAAGCAAGATGCACTAGACAAGGCCAAGAAGGGAATGGAAGAAGGTGTGCCAGAAGCGCAAAAGGACATGACGAACAAGGCAAGATCAGAAGGTGACAAAGCAAAGGGGGATGGGAAAAATGAAACCAACAGTGTTTTGGAATCGATCAAAACCGCTGTCGAGGCGATCAAAACCGCCGTTGAAAAAATAGAACCTAAATTACCGACCGCAGCATTAAGTGCTTAAAAAATTATGCAAAAAATTTATGAAAAAGACTCTGGCGATTTAATTGCAACGCTTCCTAGAACTGTAGATACATTTCCAAGCGGATTGATTAGAGTTAATCAAATTTATGTCGGACGTAGTGACTTAAATTCAACTCATCGTCAATTATTGCAAGTCGGTAATATGCTTCCATCTGGTGATAACTCCCCATCTGTCGAGCCATTGCGGATTTTTCCTGAAGTCGCAGAAACAAAGCGCGTCGATGGATTCACTGAGTATTCTGTGACTGCATACGGGAGAGCAAATACAATAGGCCAAATATCTTACCCTATTACAGTTGGAACGGACTATGGTGGCTATGCCGTCAGATTTCCATTTATTAGAATTACTGTGCCTACTAGCTCACTAATACTTCCAACAGCACCAACATTCATACCAGATTTTATATTTTCAGACACTGCAAAAATAAAAAAACTCCCAGCCGGTTCGAGTATCGCGCAATGGGGGCCAAGCTATTTTGGGTGGGATAGCAATAATTTAGGCAGTTGGGCGTTTAGAACTATGTCAGAAGGCGATTTTACATTCAATCAAAATTTTATTTTTTACGCATCGCCACTTTCAATTTCATCTTCGCAAACTGAAAACTACGGACAATTCGATGAGTTATCACTGAATTTTTCTAGCAATTTAATTGATAGCGGATTCCCAGGGATTAATGGCGTTGGTAATGATATTGCGATCCTTGATAAAAATGAAAACTTTATAACGAATTTTTATGATTTATTCACATGGTAACTTTTAACGTCGATTTCGAGGCAAAAGTAAAAAGCGCAAAGAGCGCGTCTGGAAGTGGATACCCGGTGCAGATTTCGGCATCTGACCTAATGCAGAATTTTGTTTACGCCGCACTCGACGCAGACGATTCTTTAATCGAAAAGACAACCGGATCAGGCGGTCATGCTGGCAGAAAACTCAAGATTCCAGCCGCACCCAAGAACGGCACCCACGTCCTCGGAGTGAAAGACGGATCGTTGCAATGGCTCTCAACCGAGGAATGCTAGTATGACACTAGGCCGCACCGCTGACAACGCTATCAAAATAAAAGTCGACAACGGAACAACTCGCGCTGTGAATTGCGCGTGTTGTGGAGTTTGTGGGTGCGTTAGTGTCGCTGGGGTAATGATAGATTCGCAATTATTGAGCGACATTTTAGACAGTGCAACTACAGGAAAGCTAAACGGAAGTGGAGGCGTTTTTTTTTGGAACACAACATCTGATGGGTGGAATGCTGCACTTTATAGCAGCTCATTTGAAATTGCTGCTGTGGGATATACAAAATCAACCAAAATACTTTGCGCAAATTCAGACAATTCTATGAATGCAATTCAACTTGGCAAAACAGATGGATGTTGTGTAACTGGCGCAACTTGTACTGAATCCACAATGAATATAAATGGACACTCATTTATAGCAAATCAACTCACTTATTCTGGTTCACCATATTCAGCTTATATCGACTTTTCATGATTCCAGCTCATATTTTAAAATACAGAGCTGAAATGCTAGTTCGTTTTGGAATTGCATCAAAAAAGTTTGCATCATCCAGCTTCGCTATCACGCCCCCCGAAGCACTCGCAACCCGCGAAGCAACGTGCCGCGCCTGTCCCAAATGGGACGCGCAGGCACTCAACAACACGGGCCGTTGTCGCAAGTGTGGTTGCTCGACGTGGGCAAAACTACGCATGGCAACCGAAGCCTGCCCGATAGGAAAATGGGAAGCTGTTGACAAAAGCAACAATTAAATGGCACGCGACCTATTTATTGACATGACTAACCGCAGGCTGGCGACAAGCCTTACCAGTCTTGCACCTGCGACCGCTCCGCGATTTGTTAAAGGCGACAACGGCGCAATTAACCTTTATTTCTTGGAAGCCACAGGTAATGTATCCGCGCCTTTCAACGTAGTGGATATGACCGGAACAACGGTAAAATTCGGAGTAGGAACTCGCACGGGAATACCTGCAAGCGGTACATTCACTCTTTCATTTGGCGGAGAAACGAGCGGGGCCATTGGATTTAGCGCGACCGCCGGGGCGATCTCGTCCGCGCTAAATTCACTCTCAGCAATTACGAGCATAGGGAAAGTCTCGGTTGACGGAACGATGGCAACCAACTTTGTTATCTCGTTCAACTCCGCAGGCACACGCAGCGCGATCACGGCGGACGTCTCGCATCTCATTCCAACAACATCGGCACTCATTGACGAGCGACTTGCAGGAGATGCAACAACCGCTGAAATCCAAGAGTTGCAACTTCGCCTTGCTCCTGCTGTTTACCAACCAACTTGGACTGATCTTGGAACAGCATTGACGGTCAGCGTTGCCACAACCCTTACTGGATCGACACTCCAGAACGAAGTGCAGCGCATTTCGTTTTCACGCGCTCCATACCAAGGCAGTTACCGAGTAACGGTTCCAACCTACAACGTGGACATCGCCTCAACCGTGACGGATGGTGTTTTCATCACGTCCGCAAACCACGGACTTTCACTCTCTCAGCCTGTTGTTCTTACCGGTTTCACAGCATTAACTGGCTACACGGAAGGAACTCAATATTTCGTTCGCTCAATTCCGCAGACGACCCAGTTTTTGCTTGGAGTAACTGCTGGCGCCGTAGCAATAACAACTGGAACAGGCACAGTAACAACGGGCAGCGTAGCGACTACGATCCTACGGCAGACCGATCCGCTTGATGCAGCGACAACAGCATCCGCACTGCAAATTGCGTTGCAGTCACTCGACTCCATCGGCGCGAACAACCTAACTGTGAGTGGCATTCAAGGCAGCTATTTCGATGTCACATTCGGCGGGGATAAAGGATTCTCTGATCTGCCGATGCTCCAAGTGCAAAGCGGCTTGAGCGCAACACCCGGCAAGACGGCAGCGGTGAATTTTAGCACGTTCGGCGTGCGCGACTATTTGCTCAACGCAACAAGCGCGACAGCGGATATTGAGATCGAACTCACCGAGTCAGGAACGCGCAATACGATCATTCTCCAATCATGCACGCTCACCGAGGAACTCATAACTCAAGCCAGTTTGACTTAATGGACAGCCACACTTTCCATTCGCTTGTCGGTACGTCCGCGCCCGCAGCCGCTGTATTGATCTCGTTTTCAGAAGCTGAAGCGTGGCTTCGCATCGCTTCTCTCGTACTAGGAATTTGCATCGGTGCGGTATCGCTGTATAAAATGTTAAAAACAAAAAAATCATGAAGACACTATTTTCAAAACTCAAGGAACCTTCCACGATTCGCGGCATTGCCATCATCGGAGCCGTTGCCGGCCTGAGCTTGGAACCAGCAAAATGGGACGCGATAGGAGCGGCGCTTGCGTCGATAATCGGACTCATCGAAATCTTCCGCAAAGAAAAATGAGCGCCAAATCCATTGCGCTTTGGATGATCGTTATCTCCTTCGCGTTCTTGGGAATGGCGTTTCTGACTTCATGTGCTGGAATGAATAACCCGTCGTTATGCGTCAAAACGGATTACGGCACTTTTTGTTATGAGCTACCAGAAATACCATCGCTAAAAAAATGACCTTTGACGAACGCAGCGAGATCCAGCTTGCAACGCTCCACCCCGAAGCTCAAAAGGCCGCACGCGCCTTCCTAGGCGTTGCAAAGACCATTGCTGCAAAAGTTGGATGCGACGTTAAGATCATCAGCGGCACTCGGAGCTATATGGAGCAGGACGCGCTCTACGCAAAGGGCCGCACGATTCCAAACACTAAAATTGTGACCCGTGCAAAAGCGGGCTTTTCAAATCATAACTTTGGAATTGCGTTTGACGTGGGCATCTTTCGCGGCAAAGAGTATTGCGAAGAGCACCCGCTGTATAACGAACTCGGAACTCTTGGCAAAAGCCTTGGCCTTGAGTGGGGCGGGGACTGGAAATTTGTTGACGAGCCTCACTATCAGATCCGCCCGCATTGGGCGAAGGGAATGACCGAGCGCGAAATGCTCGCAATTTTACGCACTAGAGTATCGAAAAAAATAGATATCCTTGCTTGAAAAAAAAGAGACAACCGACGGTTGAATCAGAGCGCACGGAAGCACTCGCGGAAGCGAAGCGCATTCTCTCCGAGCATTATGACTGCGGGCTGACCATCGTCAGTTGGGAGCAAGGCGGGGAGACGATGCATGGGGAATTTGTTTTCGGGAACAAATACGCTGTCGAGGGACTAGCCAGCGATTCTTTTAGTATTCTATTTCCAGACTTGGAAGAAGAAGAGGAGGACGAAGAAGCATGAAAATGACATTGGAGTTTGACGAGACCGAGCGATACGAGCACGAGGTGGCCTGCAAGGCGCTTGATATTCTGATCTTGGTGGATGACATAGACCAAGAGCTTCGGAGCGCTTTAAAACACGAATCCGGAGCATTTGCTAAACTCGACGAAGACACGATGGAAGCAGTCCGCGCTTGGATATGGGAGCAACGTAGCGAACGAAATATTCCAGAACTTAAATGAAAGGCTGGAAAAAATGGATGGCAGTCGGGTGCTCTCATGGCGATCAAATCGACCCTGATGCACGCAAGGCCGTTCTCATGTTCAAAGAACGCTGGAAGCCCGATACGACCATTCATTTAGGCGACTTCCTTGATCTCGCCGCCTTCCGGTCTGGAGCAATTTCAGACCCGAACTCAAGCGACCGCGCTGCGAGCATATCAGATGATCTGAGTGCCGGCATCGACTTCCTGCACGAACTGCGTCCACAGCATATTCTCTACGGGAACCACGAAGCCCGGCTATATAAGCTCGCGTCGTCGCCAAACGCATTGGCCGCGCACGCCGCTACGCTCACGATTCAAGCCATCGAAAAGACCGCAAAGGAACTCAAAGCGAAATTATACCCGTATCATATTCGATCCTTCTACGAGCTAGGCGGAACCAAATTTTTGCACGGATACATGTACAATGTGCAGGCCATCCGAGACCATGCAGAAACATACGGCCAATGTGTAATTGCGCACCTTCACCGCGTGGGATGGGAACGTGCACGCACGCTTGACGGGCCGTCGGGATATTGCGTCGGAATGCTGGCGCGTTTCGATATGGAATATGCGAGCACGCGAAGGGCCACGTTCGGATGGTCGCAGGGCTTCGCTTACGGCTATTACAAAGACAACTCAATAAACATTAACTTATGCGAAAGACGACAAAACATCCCGTGGCTCTTGCCGCTGTAAATAAAGCGTGGGAGGCTTTTTACGAAGTCTCAAAGCACGAGAGCGAGGCCGACCTTGAAAAACAGGGGTGGAAGACCGCCCGCGCTATTGCAGGCGAGACTAAGTCAACCATCGCCGCAACAAATTCACGTCTGGAAATTGCGATTAACAGAACTCAGATTGAATCAAAAAAGGCTAGAGTAATGACGAAGCAAGGACTCCGCGAGGTAAATTTCTTTCGACCTATTGTAAAATAAAAAAGCCCGCAGAGGCTCTCGGGCATTGGTTGCGCTCATTTGTAAAGACTTTTCTCAAGAATTATTTTCGCACTTCGCGAAAATTTTTCTTTTCATCTTTGCGGAGATGAAAGAATGTTTGCCCATCGAACGGAATGACTCCGAACGACAGAAACAAAAATTAAATATATGGAACCACTCACATTTCTCGCCCTATTCGCCACCTGCACTCTCTGTGCATTCATCGCCGGATACCTGCTCGGCAACATCAAAGCCACCTGCGAAGCGGAACAGACACGCAGATGGTGGATGAACCGCCAGATCAAACGGGAGCGCCGGTAATGACCGAAGCGGAACTACATGATGCCGAATGCACATTCACACGCAACTTATTGTGCGGAATGATACATCAGGCAGTCTATGATATCAAATGCGAAAAAGTATTTCAGACTAAGCAGCTAAATGAAGCTCAAGAACTCGACAGGGAGTCAGCAATTCATTTCATAAAATCAAAGGCATTTCAAGGCATCTGCGACGTTCTCGCATTGCCAGCCGACAAAATTAAAACAAGGGCTTTAAAATATGATATTGGCATTAGATCCGGGGACAACACACAGCGCTTTTATTCAGCTAGACCACGGAAAGATAGTTGACCACGGTCACCTACCGAATGCCGAGATCCGCCAGATTCTTATCGGTCGCGAATACGACCGAGTTGCTTGCGAGATGATCGCCAGCTACGGAATGGCGGTCGGGGCATCAACATTCGAGACGTGCGTTTGGATCGGACGATTTATCGAGGTTGCACGGGTAGACGTCGAGTTGATCTTTCGGAAGGATATCAAACTTTTTCTCTGTGGAACGATGCGAGCCAAGGATGCCAATATCAGGCAAGCCTTGCTCGATCTCATCGGGCCGCAGGGAACGAAGGCTCAGCCGGGGCCAACATACGGCATCAAATCCCATTCTTGGGCGGCGCTCGCTGTGGCCGTTTACGCAGCGAACAACAAAAGAAAATAGAAAATGAAAATAACAAAAGGAAAACAACAACGCGCCCAGCGCGTAGTCATCTACGGAGTGGAGAGCGTAGGCAAATCAACATTTGCGGCCAAATTCCCAAGGCCACTATTTCTCGACATCGAGGGCGGCACGTCCCACTTAGACGTTGACCGCTGCGAGATCATCAACTGGAAACAGTTAACCGATACGTTAACTGAGGCCAAGGCCACAGACTACAAAACCATCGTCATCGACAGCGCAGACTGGGCGGAACGCCTGTGCGTTGAAGACCTACTGGCTTCGACCAAGAAGACCAGCATCGAAGACTTTGGCTTTGGTAAGGGGTGGGTCATGGTCGCGGAGCGCATGAGCCGGTTTCTCTCATCCGTCGATCAACTCATTGATGCCGGCAAGAACGTGGTTCTTATCGCGCACAGCAAGATCGTGCGCTTCGAGGCTCCAGACGCTCTCGCAGCATACGACCGTTACGAGTTAAAGTTGAGCAAACAATCGGCGCCGCTCTTGAAAGAGTTTGCGGACGAGCTTTGGTTCCTACGGTTTAAGACCAAGGTCTCGACCACAGACAGCGGCAAGGGAAAGGGTATCGGAGGCAAGGAGCGTATACTGCTCACAACGCACTCCGCAGCCTACGACGCGAAGACGCGCAGCGGACTTGGAGAAGAACTACCGCTAGAATGGGCATCGGTCGCGCACTTGTTCGAAGCCGTTGCAACAAAACAGCCCGATCATATCGTTGAAGCCGACGAAATGATGGGCTGGCAAGCACGGCTTACAGAACACGAAGGCGCTGTGAATCAGTTCTTGATCGGGCGCGGCGTTCTAACATCGGAACAGACTTGGCGCGACTGCGCACCGGAATACCTGCACCGCGTAGCGCTTCGGGTGGATCAGTTCGTAAACACGGCGATCGAGTGGAGGGCAGCAAACAAGTGAGCAAAGAAATATCACCTAGCACGCTTCCCAAACTTGCCGAATGCGCCTTGTTTGAAGGCGCAGGCGGAACGAGTTCGGCAGCGGAGCGCGGAACGGCAGTCGATATTGCGATCCGTAACCTGATCTCGGCACAGGACAACGTAACGTTTCCTGCCGAACACTCAAGAGCGATCGACTACGGAGTCAATGAACTCAAGCGCCTTGCAAAAGGATCGTTCATCGAGACTCGCGAAGAATACTTGGCGATGGCAGTTCCTGGACTTAGCAAGTTGGGCACAGCGGACGCAGTCTGCAAAGACGAGAAATGGGTCGCCGACATAAAAACAGGACAGGTGCGGGATTACAGAAATCAGTTGCAAGCCTATAGTCTGGCTTGCATGGAAGATAACTTTGAAATGTCTTGGACTGCTCATGTTATCTACGTTGATCAAGCTATGATACGCTCGTATGACTTTACATATGAGGAAGCCAAACAAGGCACGCAGCGAGTTATCGACCGCGCAACAAACGCGGATGCAAAACCGACGCCTTGCGAGTATTGCTCATGGTGTAAGCATTGCAACAACTGTCACGCCATCGTGCGACAGGCTGAGAGTGCCATCGCTCTCATCCCCGAAGCGACAGGAAACAGCATCGAGTCGATCAAAGATCGCATCCTTGCAACGCCAGAGTCACTCGGATCTTTCATTCGCGAATGGAAACTTGCGGAGAAGGAGATCGCGGAGCCTTTGCTTGGTCACCTTAAAACCCGTCTCGAAAACGGGGACGAGGTTGCCGGATGGAAGCTCACAAGCGTAAGCGGCAGGAAGTTTGTGGAGGCTGATTTTATCGTAAAGGCCGCTGAAGGCATCAGCAAAGAGACCCTAATACTCGCGATGGGCGGTAAAATGTCAGAAAAGAATTATATCGAGTTTTGCGCCAACAACGGCGTGGAACTAGATACAACGGCGATCAAGGCCGGAGCGCCGACAACACAACTCCGCCAAACAAAAATAAAATAGAAAATACAAAATGCCAACATACAAAGCAAGCGAACCCAAACAGGCCGCGATTTATTTCGTAGAGCCTGGAACCTACGAAGTCGAGATCATCAAGGCCGTAGAGAAAACAAGCCAAGCCGGAAACCCGACGATCAAGCTCGACGTCGCCGTCATTCTTGAAGAAGGAACGACGGGGCCGACAATGTGGGAACATCTCACATTCACCGCCAAAGCAGGATGGAAAGTTGATCAAGTACTTTCGAGCATCGGGCGTGCAGTCATTCCAGGAGAAGACGTAACTGTGGAAGCGGAAGACCTAATTGGCGAAAAAGGCGTTTGCGTCGTAGGTGTAGAGCCGGGGCAGACTAATCCAGACCATCAATTCAACTGCATCGAGCGGTGGTTGTTCGGTGACGAAAAACAGAAGTGGCTCGGAAACCGGAGCAAGCCAGCGGCCAAGCAAGACAAACATATCGTAGCCAAAAGCAACGGCTACGTTGCTCAACCCCAAGACGAAACCGACGATATTCCGTTTTAATAAATGAACGGAACTCTCTCACTTCGGCTTGTTCTTTGCATGAATGAATGTCCTATTGGCCTACGTCTCGAAAGGGGCGACCCCCTGCCAGTTTACCAGCATACATACGACGACTCGCCGGAGGGGAGAGCACTCGCGGAAACCCACCTAGAAAGAATAGAAGAATATGTTCGACGGCATAAAACGACTACTAAATCTCGTAAGACTCATTAAAGAAAACATGACGGATCTTGAATTACTTGTTGACCTATTAAACATTCGCATCGAGTCGCTCACCGAAGAGAACGAGCGACTCATTAAAGAAAACAAGGCGCTTCGCCAATTCCTATCCGGACAAGATGAATAACCAAGAATGGCGCGGGTATCCGCTCCGCTGTTGGCCTAACCACCAAGATGACTGCTACCGTTGGGATTGGGAAATCCAGATCGACGGCAAGTGGCTTGAGGTTGTTACTCAAGCCACGCGGTGGAGCGATGAGGAAGCTGAGGAGACGTTGCAGAGATATTTGACAAGACTGAAATCTTAGACTAAATTCAACGCGGCTGTGAGAAGCCGTTCAATACAGCAAATGAAACCAACTTTTTCCCGCAATACTTCCATCCGGCTCGCTGTTGGCCTATTCTCACATGGACGTATTGCGGGATTTCTTTTTAATAAATTATGATAAAAGATCGCATAGTTATCTTGGCTAAAGGCGCTCCAAACAGGTTGAAGGATGGAAGGGAAACTCAATGCGCCATCGCCGTTTCTCCGCACTTGGGTCTTATTAGAATTTACCCACTGCATCCATTCGACAACGCAGATATTAAGATTTGGAGTGTTTGTGATATTGAGATGATCAAGCATCCCAAGGATACACGCGATGAAACATTTGAACCAATATCAATAAAAAGCATATCGAAGCTAATTGATCGAGATGAAAGAATACTTCTTTTAAATAAATGTTCTATTCAAACAGGTGACATTGATCCAATAAACTTTCAAAACAATGAAAGGAAAAGTATTATTGTGATGAAGGCTCCAAAAGAAATGGGAGCAGCAATGGCTTACAGAGAATGTGACGAGCAAGATGAAGAGTCATTTGGCGCAATAAAATGCCAGAGGGATTTTCCATACAAGCCTATGATTTCTTGGACAAGTCTACAGGGAGTCAACCACGAAACAAATATTGTAGGACAGGAGGTGTATGAATATCTAAGGTTCAATACACAGACACCATTTAGATTATTTGAGAATTTACAGATAAGTAATCCAGACTATGAGAAGTGGCTTATTTTAGGAACTCTTGTAAACAGGCGCAATGTTTGGTGCTGCCCACATATCCATAGGCTAAAAAAGTGCAAAAGCGGTTCTATCCCGCTCTTCTTGCCGATGTTCGATGGCGTAGAAGGCGCTTGGCCATACTCAAAAATAGGGGCAACGAATGTGAAGCCTGCGGGGCCGCAGATGGAGATGAACCTTTTCACATCCACCACAGATACTATGATTTTAAATTCCTACCTTGGGAATACCCAGACAGCGCATTAACAATTTTATGTGCATCATGCCATAAACAACAACACAACAAATGAAAAAACATACATTTAATATATTCCCAGAAGCCAATGAGGAAGATTTCAACCGACTACTGGAAGACATACGCAACAACGGATTTGATCAAAGCCAACCCGTCATTGTTTATGACGGAGGAATTCTTGATGGATGGAACAGGTATCGAGCCTGCCAGGTTCTCGGAATATCCCCAGCAATCAAAACATTTGATGGGGATCAAGCTGCGGCCCTGCGGCTCGTTATGCGAACAAACAAACGTCGCAATCTGAACAAGGGACAATGGGCCACGATTGCAGTCGAGGCTGAGGATGTCTTGTCGGTGATTGCGGCGCAGGTGGAGAAAGAGCGGCGTGAGAAGCAGGCGGAGACGCAGGCTATGGGACAAAAAATTGTCCCACAGGCATCCGGCAAGGTGGAAGATAAAACTGCAACAAAAGCCGCTGAGCTTTTCAACACGAACCGGACATATGTCAATCAGGCTGCAAAAGTAAAATCAGAAGCACCTGAAGCATTTGAAAGAGTAAAAGCAGGTAAAATGACCTTGCAAGACGCGATGAAAGAAGTCGCTCGCAAGCCTACCGAACCAGAGTGGCTTCCCGACGAGATAGAGAGAAAGGACAAGGTAGAAGCTGGGGAAACCGTAGTCGCAAACTTCCAACGCGACAAGCACCTAATCCAATGGGCTACCAAAACCGGGAAGATGGTGGCAATTGATCGGACGAGCAAATGGGGGAACCCGTTCATTCTCGGGCAGGACGGCGACAGAGATCGTGTTTGCGACTGCTTTGAAGAGCATTACGCGCCTAACAAGGATTCATTTACCGAGTCTGTAAGTGAACTGAATGGGAAAGTTCTTTGCTGCCATTGCTACCCGCAAAGGTGTCACGGAGATTCTTTAATAAAACTATTTGCCCCATGATCCTATCACCCGACTTCTGTGACCATTACAAGACGAAGATTCTTCTACGCCTAGCCGGTCACGCAGGGGTATTCTCGCTCTTGAAATTGTGGTCGCAATGCCAGTTCAGAAAATGCGAGCGCATCGAAAAGCCAGCCGCAATAGTCGCAGCTATTGCCGACTGGGAAGGTGACCCATTGCAACTCGAAAATGCACTCGTAGAAAGCGGATATGCAAGGCGTGAAGGAGATGCACTTGTGTTGCATCAATGGCAGGATCAAAACAAGCGTTTATTCTCGAATTACAAAAATGGGAAGAAAGGCGGAAGGCCCAAAAATGACCCTCCAAAGCCTGCAAAAAAGCCAGTCGGAATGCGTCTGTAAATAACCCAACAGAAACCCAACGATAACCCAAATGAAACCCAACCGTAACCTAACACAAACCAATGGTGGTCTAGATAGATAGAATATCTATCTATTATCATAGATAGATAGGCTTCGCCTCTCTCGCTTAAGGCGAGAGGCGAGCCTTAGAAGGGAAACAAAGATGGCAATTTTAAAAAGAGAAGAATCACAAACAAGATCAGCGGTCCCGACAGCACCGTCGGCGGAGAAAGCCGCGATCTCGATCTTGCTCCAAAACTACGAAGTATTGGACGCTGCGAAGTGGGATGCGGATCTGTTCTTTGAGCACTCCAACCGAGCTTTACTTTCAGCGGCCAAGGAATGCCACCACGAAGGATACAAGTCGGACATTTTCCGACTCCAGGCGGTGCTCGAAGAAAAAGGCTTGATCTTCGACGTGGGTGGATACTACGGCGTCACCGAAGCATTCACGGCATATCCAACGGGTGACGCTGTAGCCGCTCTCGACTTCCGAAAGGACTTGCTCAAGGCACGCCGGTATCGAAAGGCGATGGCGAAGCTCAACGAGAGCAAGGACGACATCCGAGAAATGCGGGCGGATCTCAACGGTATCGCTCAACACTTGGCAGACTCGGATGAGGAACAAGTCGGGGCTTTATCGCTCAAGCAACAATGCACCGAGTTGCTGAGCGAACTCGAAAAGACGACGCAACCCGAACGCTTCCATACCGGCATCACCGGACTCGACGAAAAGATAAATGGCGGGTTTGAGCGTGGAACGCTCGCAGTCTTCGCCAGCGAGACTTCGGGCGGTAAGTCTATTGCTTTGCTTCAAACTGCCCTGCACGGGGCTATAAACGCAAAGGCGGGGGTGATTTTTAGCCTAGAGATGAGCGCACTTCAAGTTATCTGCCGTTTAGTGGCATCGAAAAGCGGTTGGCGATGCGTCTCGGCATACGAAAATCCAAACAAGCAACATCTGGCTGGAATGCAGAACGGTATCGCTGAAATATCGGCGCTCCCGATCACCATTCACGACCAGATCAGCGACATCGACACCATCGAGTCTATTTGCCGGCAACAAAAGCGCACCGGTCTAGACTGGATAGTTGTGGACTATATTCAACTCTGCTCGCCGTCTGCCGATAGTAAGAGCGAGACACGCGAGCAACAAGTTAGTGAAGTTGTTCGACGCCTTAAGTTGATGGCGCTGCATTTAAATGTTTGCGTTCTTACCGCATCGCAACTAAACGACAAAGGCGAGCTGCGCGAGTCGCGTGGCATCGGGCATCATGCCGACTACGTTCTTCACATCGATCATGCAAACCATCCCGACTCAGAAATTAAACTTATTAAAAACCGAAACGGCGAACGCCACGTTTCCGCGCCGGTTTTAATGCAAGGCGGGATCAGCCGCTTTGTCGATAGGGTGAAGACGAAATAGAAATGGAAACAATTATCGTAAGCCCAATATCAAATAAAGAAGCCGAGCCTTGGCTACTCGTTCGACATTACGCAAAAAGGAAATGCCCGATATCTTACGCTTTCGGCGCATTCACAAACAATGAACTAATTGGAATAGTTACATTCGGAACTCCAGCAAGCTCAACCCTCAGACAGGGCATCGCTGGGAAAGAATGGATGGAGTCAGTCTTAGAATTGAATCGGCTTTGCTGTGTAAGTGAAAAAAACACAGCAAGCACATTAGTCGGTAGAGCGTTAAGGCTTTTGCCAAAACCTTCAATAATTGTAAGCTATGCCGATACAGCACAAGGCCACGTCGGATATGTTTATCAGGCCACAAATTTCATTTATACTGGCCTTAGCGCAAAAAGGACAGACTGGAAGATTAAAGGCAAAGAACATTTGCATGGAGCAACCATTGCAGATGAAAGCCGTGGTAAGATAGATCGTGCAAAGTGGATGAGAGAAAAATATGGCGATGACTTTTATTTGGAACAAAGATCAAGAAAGCACAGATACATTTATTTATGTGGCAATTTAAAGCAACGCTCAAAAATGAAATCTGACTTACGTTATTTTCAAGAACCATATCCAAAGGGAGACACTAAGAGATATGACGCATCTGGAGAAATCCAAACGCAATCAATTTTATTGTGAACACATAACACTTTTATAGGCGTTGATACGTTGAAGATGGATGCCTATAAAAAAGCCACTGTTTTTCTTGGTGGGAGCGGTTGGAGAAAAGCGCCCTTTATTCAGAGCCAAAAAACAAGATTTAATTTGCAATACAAAAAAGATATGGCACAAAAAGTATTCGATGCACGACCAAGCGCGAGACGCAGCGGAATACGACGAAGCGAGTTACATGCCGGACTTCTACAGCTTCGACGATCCAACGGCAGGCCACGCCTTTCGCATGACAGCGTATCGAGAAGCCAGCGAGAAACTCCTGGTTGTTCTAAACAAAACGATCTCATTCATGGCAGAGCACGGCTACTCTCGAAGCAAGACGCTTTGGGCCGTTGCATTCGCTCTTGGTCATCCGCTCACAGCGGGCATGAGTATGCTGGAAGCGGGAAGGGAGCTGGGCTGCACAAAGCAGGCCATCAGCAAGATCGCAATGGACTTTCTCGACACTACCGGCCTACCGCCTAGCACTTCACTCAAGAGCGAAGAAGCTCGAAATACATACCGCAAAACAAATACAAATAAATATGGAACCAAACGAAATCACGGCACTAACACTGCCGGTAATTGAAACAGAGATACGCACCGCTTACGCTGAGGCTAACGCATTAGCATTAACAGCCAAGGGCAACGCACGCGCAGCGGTGCTGCGCATGGCAGACTGCGGTCAAATGCTAATGGTCGCCAAGGATCACGTGCGCGGTAACCGCAACGAGTGGCTCGCATCGCTAGGCATCGATCCAGACAAGGCATCTAAGGCCATTCACCTAGCACGCAACCGAGATCAACTAGAGCTAGACCTATGGCCAGCGGATATGGCCAAGCTCGGAGCACAGATGCTCGGCATCCTGCCGCCTCCAGGATCAGCGGGCCGTGAAGAGAACGATCCCGAACGCACCACGGGCGCATCGACTCATTGGTTGACCTATGCGGGGAAACTGCAACGCTCGTTCACGGACTTGTTCACGCGCAAGCCAGTCGAGCAATGGAGAGCGGATGAGCGCGAGTCTTTAAGAGTTGCAATTAAGCCAATCGTGGACATTTACAACAAATTAAATTGACAATCCTAGCAGATAGGATATATGTTTAATGAAATGCCCACACTGCAATCATCAAATCAATATCGGGAAAATCCTTGGTTCTTTGAAGTCGAAGAAGAAAGCCGAGTCATCAAAGATCAACGGAATGAAGGGGGGAAGGCCAAAGGCTACAACCCTACAAAATTTCAAAAGCAATGTATCCGATGCTCAACCCAATTCTCATGTGGAAGCAAACAGCAAAAGTATTGCTGCCATGAATGCTATGCACAATCAAGGAATACATTAGGGTCAATGGTTCAATGTATGTCTTGCCTACAATCTTTGGGGTATGGGATAAAGACTATAGGAAAGGTTATGGCAATGAGTCACGTTTCTGTTAGGATCAAAATGATTAGAAGCGGTGTTTACAATCCTAGAGGATCAAATAAATCCGCAGGAAACAGAGAGCTTCTTTCTTCTAGGGTAAACGCATTAGATTTAATTAGCAGGGATTCTCGGGCTGACAGAAGGATTAACAGAAGCACTGCAAAGATAAAAAGGGATATTCCACTCACTCCAATACAAAAAACTAGGTATCTAATGCGGAGTCATGTTAAGAGAGTCATTGAACATATTAAAATAAAGAGAGAGATGAGGACAGAGGATTATATTGGATGTTCATTTAATGACGCAATGATTAGATTGGAATCTCAGTTTAAGAACGGAATGAAATGGGATAATCATGGAACAAAGTGGACGATTGATCATATTGTCCCATTGTCTGCATTTGATCTAACAAATCCTAATGACAGGAGAATGGCAAATCACATATCCAACCTTAGACCAATGCTTCGTCTCGACAATATAAGAAAAGGATCAAAGGAGCCTGCAAGTCATCAGTTTGATTTAATATAATGTTTAAGAACTTTTGTAAAAAATTAGGAGGCTCCCGTAAGTTATTGATCCATACGGGTCAATGAACT